CCGGAGGACCCATTAAGACCCTCGATGGTTCCGACATTAACCGAAGAAGAGATAGAGTTTTTAACGACATTACCGGAAGGCATACCTCCTTACGAATGGAAAAAATATCCTCTAGGTAAGAGCATTATGAGGAAGTCTTGGGAACACTATGAAATGAGAAGGAGTAAGGGGTTAAGTCCTTTTCTTACTCCGGAAGAAGAGCGTTCCCGTGGCCAGGATCGAACCTTTCGAAACGGTGGAATGGTACATCCCGGTATTAACGCACTGACGGTCGACCAAGGGGTTCCGGTAAACGGTATCGCTTCGTTTAGGCCCAGCGTATAGTTAAACGGATAGAGGGAGCGAATTTATGGCCGAAAACGAAAGACCGCCTGTTTCCTTGTTGGATCGAGACAATATGGGTCTGGATGCGGAAGACCTAGAAGAAATCGAAATTGAAGCGTTGCCTAACGGTTTAGATACTATTCTGGCTCCTGAAGGCATTCAAATTATTCAAGAAGACGACGGCGGCGCTGTCTTGGACTTCGATCTACGTCCCGAACCTTCTGGAGATTTTTACGCGAACCTGGCAGAAGAACTGGACGACCGCGAGTTAGGTGCGATAGCCAGCGAATTGTCGGGCGAATACGAAGCGAATAAAGCATCGCGGCACGATTGGGAAGAAGCCTATTCCAAGGGCTTGGAGTTGCTGGGCTTTAACTACGAAGATCGTACGGAACCGTTTCGCGGAGCCACAGGCGTGACGCATCCTTTGCTGGCTGAAGCGGCGGTACAGTTTCAAGCGCAAGCGTTCAATGAAATGCTGCCCCCTAGCGGCCCGGTACGGACCACGATTCTCGGCGCACGGACCAATGCCAAAGAAGAGCAATCGGAACGCGTTCGCGAGTTTATGAATTACTACATGATGAACGTCATGGAGGAGTACACCCCGGAATTTGACCAGATGCTGTTTTATCTGCCGTTAGCGGGTTCTACGTTCAAAAAAGTGTACTACGACGAGAGTTTAGGTCGAGCGGTCAGCAAGTTTGTACCGGCGCAGCATCTGGTAGTGCCTTATGAGGCGAACGACTTAGAGACGTGTCCGAACATTACGCAAGTATTGCGTATGTCTTTGAACGATTTACGAAAAAAACAGGTAGCGGGATTTTATAGGGACATTCCGGTACTACCGTCACAAGTGGACGGGGATGGTGTATCTAGTGAAATGGACCGTATTGACGGTACGGAGCCATCCAATATCGATTACGACTGTACGGTTTTGGAGTGTCACGTAGATTTAGATCTGCCGGGATACGAAGAAACAGACGAAAGTGGGGAAGAAACGGGCATTCGGGTGCCCTACATTGTCACGATTAGTGAAGATAATGGTCAGATACTGTCGATTCGACGGAACTACCGCGAAGACGATGAGCTAAAACAAAAAATACAGTATTTCGTCCATTATAAGTTTTTACCGGGTTTTGGGTTTTATGGTCTGGGTTTGATCCATACCATTGGTGGATTATCGCGTACTGCGACAGCGGCGTTACGTCAGTTGATCGATGCGGGTACGTTGTCCAATCTGCCTTCGGGATTCAAGGCCCGTGGCCTGCGGATCAGGGACGATGACAATCCCTTGCAGCCGGGAGAATTTAGAGACGTAGATGCACCGGGCGGTGCTATACGAGACAGCTTAATGCCCCTGCCGTTCAAAGGACCAGATACGACTTTAATGCAGTTATTAGGATTTGTGGTAGAAGCCGGTCAGCGGTTCGCTACGATCACCGATTTAAAAGTAGGCGACGGGAACCAAGGCGCAGCCGTGGGGACGACGATTGCGATGTTGGAGCAAGGAACGCGGGTAATGAGCGCCGTTCATAAACGGATGCACTTTGCGATGCGTATCGAGTTTCGGCTACTTGCCAGGATTATGGGCGAATCGTTGCCGCCGGAATACCCGTATGAAGTAGCGGACGCAGATCGCTCGATCAAGGCGGAGGATTTTGATGGCCGCGTAGACATTGTGCCGGTATCCAACCCGAATGCGTTTTCGCAATCACAACGGATAGCGGTCGCGCAGACAGAAATGCAATTAGCTATGCAAGCGCCGGAAATACATAACGTACCGGAAGTGTTTCGACGTATGTACGAAGCGTTGGGTGTACGGGACATCGATAAGATTTTGCAGCCACAGGAACCGGATAGTCCGGAACCGCTCGACCCGGCACAAGAAAATATCAACGCTATGGAAGGCTTACCGTTAACGGCGTTTTTAGGGCAGAACCATCAAGCACACATTATGGCGCATATGGTGGCGGGAATGTCCCCGTTGATGCAGTCGTTGCCAAAAGCCTCGATAGAGCTGCAAAAGCACACAATGGAGCACGTACGAAAAGAGGCGGAGGAGCAAGCGCAGGCTATGTTCCAGCAGCAGAATCCGGGTGTGGAAATAGGCAATCCGGAAGAAAATGTACAGTTACAAGCAATGCAGGCTCAATTTATCGCGCAAGGTATGCAGCAGTTGCAGCAACAGGGTAGAGCCATGTCAGGAGAAGGCGAAGAAGATCAGCAGCCTGATCCGTTACTGGCATTGAAAGGACAAGAGTTGCAGATCAAGCAACAGAAAGTGCAGGGCGATCTGGCTATGGATCAGCAGGAACTTGCGCTCGATCAGGAACGTGAAGCGCGGAAAGCCACTGAATTTCAGCAGCGTTTGGCAAGTCAGGAACGACAAACCGCAGCGCGTATTGATGCGGCGGAAGATCGGGAACTGACCAAGACCCAAGCGGCACGAGAAAGAGAATTAATGAGACTGAGGAACCAAACATGAGTGGAAAGGTAAAAATATACGGTGCTCCTAGCGCGGAGCCGCCTAAACCGGTAGCTAAAGCGGTTTTCAAGGATCAGGGCAGTATTCCATACCCGAATCCAAAAACCATAAAAACGCCTAAAGCCGATAAAGCCACCGTGACCACAGGTACGGCGCGAGGTATGGGCGCGGCGTTGCGCGGCGGTAAGTTTCGAATCGCTTGATGCCTTATGGAAGAAGGGCTGGAAGCGTTAGTGGAGATCAAATCGCATCAACGCGAGTGTACGATTCGTTACGAAAACATCGAAAAGCGCCTGGACGAAGGCTCGGCTAAATTTAAAAGGCTGGAATTGCTTTTGTGGGGCGTCTACCCATTTATGGTGGGAACTATTGTTTTGGCGAAATTGCTATGAGCGAAGCGGTTACTAAAAAGAAAATTGAGCTGGAAGTAGAGGTTGGTACTACTTCGGTAGAGCGTGGGGTCAACCCCTATCAAAAATGGATACACCTCGCACGAGCTATCGATTCCTGGCGTATTTTTCCTAGAGTGTTTATTACCACCTATATCGTTTTGTTGTACAAGGTGGTGGTGTGGTACATGGAATTGGGTCAGCCCTCCTTGGAGCAAAGCGGTTTAGTATCGGTGGTCGTCGGAGCGGGTGCGGCTTGGTTTGGCTTGTATGCAGGCACCAGTAACGCATCGAAGTCGTTTAAAGGCGAGTCCGATGAATGAAGCTTTTGGTCTAATTAAAGACTTGGGATTCCCCATAGCCGCCGCTTTGATCGGCGGTTTTTTTATGTTTACGACCATTAAATATATTCTAGGTAGTGTCGTCGGTCAGGTACTGGGAATTCACGGAATTATTATGAGTCTCGATAATCGGGTAAAAACCATGAATCACGACATGATTCGCATGGATGCGACGATGTGTTCCGTTCTAGGCATACGGCCTGATTTGGACCGGATCGCACGGGCGAATGGAAAAGAAGATGCGCGAAGAGACTAATGGATATAGGGCAACTGATATCAGACTTCGGTTTCCCGGTTGTCGCTACCGTGGGCCTTTTGTATACCATCTATTACATCTGGCAATACATAACCAACAATATTAGCCAAAAACTATCCGAGGCGAACGTCACTCTTATTGCGCTCATTGATAGGATTCGGATGTTGGATAACGATATCATTCGTTTGCAGCAGAAGTTAGACACCGTGATCGAGCTACGTGAAGCGGAGCAACGGGATGGCGAAACAAACGATTAAAGGCGTGTTGTTGGGTGGCGTTTTGGTCTTAGGTCAAGGCGTGTATTCCAGCGAGTTAGTCCATCGCTTCAATAGCCCCAGTTTCAATGGCATTAACCAATCCGCACACTACTTGACCATCGATGAGCAAGAACGTACACGAGCCGACGATCTGGCCAGTGAGATTCAAGAAAAG